CCCAAATCGAATGAGCCGGAACGCTATTTCCATCCGTAGCGTCGGTATCATTTTCGTAAACGTAGGCATAGGTGATGCCAGGAATATTCAGGAGTGCCGCGCGGAGTCCATTATTAAATCCCACCGAAGGGATCGAAACGCTTTGTTGACGCCTGAGCCTGAGCGCCGGGTCCGACTCTTCGTTGATCCCGATCGAAGTCGGGCCATCGGGATTCGTGACCGAACTCACGCCGATAACGTAGGTCACAATCGACGTGATCGTGCTTGTACCGGATTGGATGGCCCCTGGATCGGAGCATTGGAAAGCGTAGGAGAACGCACCGGAAGAGGCTGGCGTTACCGTGGTGATGAGCTGATACTCATTTCCTGCGCCATCAGACACCGTGAAAGGCGCCTGGGCGTCTTGATCGAGGCCATAAAGCGGTACGATCGCGGAAAACGTCACGGATATCGGCTGAATCGTGTAAGTCCCGCCGACTCTTTGAATTCCATTGAGCGCGACACGCTGATCGAGAATTGTGCCCTGCGCCTGATCGGGATCGAAAAACGCGTTGACCATCGTGATGAGATCAAGCGTGTCCAGCGTTTCCTGGACCCAGAGCATCATCATCTGTCCGTCGGGCGAATTGCTGAGCAAGTTGATCGCGACCCCAAACAATCCCGTCATGAGCGTCGTGAAGGCGGTCACTAGGTCTGATAGGGTTTGGGTGATGAGACCGTTGGGGCCAAAAGAATTCATGCGCTATACCGGGGTTGCAATCGAGCCGTTGACCGGCCCGTAAGTGGTTTGGACGAGATATTGGACGGTGAACTGGCGAGAAGGCGAAACGACGAGCGAAATCTGCGAGAGTGCTGTCACGTTCGCGGTATTCAGAATAACGGCTGAGATCGCGAGCTGAAGTGCGAGCTGCTGATTTTTTGATCCCAAAAGATTGAGCCAGTCGATCCCGGCTGCCACGTCCCAAAAGCAGTCATTGATGAAACACAAAAGCCGAGTTTTGATGTTCTGGGCCACTTCAGAATTTCCAATGAGGTAGGCTGATATTCCGGTCCCGAAGATCCAATCTCCATTGCTGTCGAGTGCGCGCGTGCTCATTCGAGAAGCCCCTCAATGTTGGATATGATCGAAGCGAGAGTGGGTGGACCAGTAACAAAAACTCCGGCAGCGGTCGCGATTTCCGCGGCTGTCGTTGCGCTTGAAACAGAACCAAGAAAAGTTGACAGGCTAGACAAAAGGCTTGTCATCGCAGCTCCAAGCGTCCCATTGGCAGAATTTGCGAGCCTGATCTGAGTCGCGCTGATCCCACATTGAGTTGATCCGTCATCAGCACCCCTTAAAAGAGCATGCGTTGAATCGATCGAAGGAAATGCATTGCCTGGCGGATTAAGCCCCACGAGCACGACTCCATCGGCAAAGCTGTGCGTCCTCGCGGTATTGACTGGAACGCCGTCTTGTCCAGAGAACCAGTTGTCCATGTCGCGATCATTGAAAAGGACATAACAACCGTCGCCAGTCTGGATGGGGAGATTCAAGAAAAACGCCCCGCCAGAAATAACGACGCAGGGACAATCGACCAGGACCGGATAGGGAATGCTTACGGGCTGATAGGAGCCGAGATCCGAATCGTACTGGAAAATGGTTTTCGTGTAGGAAATAGCAACTTGCGCAGTCTGCTTTGTGGAATCAAAACTCTGGATGGTTCCGATCGCGTGGCAATTGATCGATGTCGAAAGGTTCTTTCCAAAGAGATCGAGCGCATCTTTGAGTCCGAATTTGCTCTGGTAAAGGGTAGATGGAATCACAGCACGCCACCCGTCAGAGGATTCACGATCGTGAACGGGCCGTTGAGCAAGCCGACATGAGTAGTCGCGTGCCCGCAAACCGCCGCCGAAATGATCCCTTTATGGCTTACATTCATGATGCGCTTGAGCCCGTTGAATTGATTGACCGGATCGTTTGCGATCGAAATCAATTCGACTTGCTGAGCGATATAAAACGACGGCTCGAATAGCATGTCGAATTCGACGCCGTTTTGAGTGATGATCGGAGTTCCGAGCAGACCAGAAGACGAATTGATGACCGGAATGACCGCACCCCCGGAGGAAAGGGCCTCAGTCATTCCGGTTCCGCCGGACGGAATTTTATAAGGCGCACGCCTGAGTGCATAAGCCTTTTGTAAATCGACGAACCAAGAATCGTTTGTTTCCTGGGCGAGAAGATCTTGGACCGCGCCAGTCATGGGCTTTCCGCGAATCAGAGAGCCCGGAAAATTCCCGATCGCGCCGGGAGTGACGCCATAGTTCTGAAGTCCACTCATGAGCGACTGAATCCCAGATACGTTGGAAGCTCCTCCGGCCAGAGTGATTTCAGCGTGGGAATTCTGGAAGGCAAAGCCGCCATCGAAGCATCGAAGCTCGGTGATGAAATCGACGCCTTGTCGAACCGAGAATCCTTCGTGGACATTTCCAGAGAATGCGACCGGCAAAGAAGCCGCCGTCAGTCCTGGAGAAAGATAGCCTGCTCGAAATTCGATTCCATAGTAATGGCCGAAGTCCCATGGATTGACGCGGGTATCTCTTCGGTTGGCTGGAGAAAGATTGTAGACGCGAAATGTAGCTTCGTTACACGATGAAAAATCGTGCCTCACGATGTCGAATTCGACCGTAAACGGGAGTCCTAACGTGATCGTTACATCCACTGGATTTGACGGGCCCGGCGGTTCCGTCGTATCTTCTCCGTAGAAAAACTTCATCTGATAGGCGCGTCCAAATTTGCGCGTTGCCATCGAAGTCATGGAGGTAAGACTCCCGTCGAAAGATAGGTTTCATAACCTTGGATTTCCGTTGCCGATAGAATGTTCAGCGTCGTGAATTCCGAAGAAAAGTCTTCGAGCTGTGACGGATCGCGATTGGCCTGCGAGAGGACCGCGAGCCCGAAGGGAATGACGTTTTTCCATTGGCGAAGGAGATTGGCCGAATTGACGAGCGCGATTCCGTTGAGCTGAAGTGAACCGTAGATCATGGAAAAGAACCAAATATATTGCTGAAGCGAGTAGCGCATGGAGCATGACGCAATCGTTCCGTTTCCAGTATCAAACGAGAATTGCTGATAGGGTTGCGCCGTGAGTCCGTTGATCGTGTTCATAGAGTAGGCTGTGGAGCAGTTCCGAAATCGCTAAGTGCCGATCCGAAAGTATTGGTTGATGGAACCGAAGAGAGAGTTCCGAGATTTGTTGCAGGCTGACTCGACAGAAATGCACGACCCTGAGCCTGCGCCCCGAGCGCGTAGGCCGTTTGAGCGAAACGGATCATCTTGAACGTGACTTGAAAGTCCGTGACCACATTCGTGGTTTCGTCTTGGATCGCTTTCAAAGATAGGATCGCCATGTTCTGAAACACCGCCCAAGGCGTCTGAACGGTAAAAAGTGTTCTCTGGCTGTAGTAGCCATAGAATTGTTGAAAGATGGTCTGTTGAAGATTTTGAGAGTTCGAGATTTTCCCGCTCGCCGCATTGAAAGAACCCGACTGAAGGCCGGTTCCGCCGATGACGTTTTCACCGTTTTGGGAGTTGAGTGTCGCCCAGGCCGAAGTCGCCGACGCGACCGCCGACGTGCCAGTCTGATACGCCTGAAACGCGGTGTTGTAGGCGAGTAGTGCCGTGGCAGTCAGGGAGGGTGCATAGGCCGAGAGCAGCGTCAATTTAGATGCGACCTGATTCAGATAAGGAGCGAGCGCGGCGGGCGGCACATTGTTCAGCTCGCCGATGAATCCGTGCGTGGTGACAAGGATGGGTTTCAGAGAAATCTGATCCTGAATCGCCGTGTTGTCCTCGACATAGTTATCGGTGATGTCGCTTTCAAAAGTCGTCGTCTGCTCGCCTTCGTAATGAAAGAGAATCGTCGGAGGAAGTGGCGTGATCGCAGTTCCGGCTGCGCTGATCGGATTGGGCTGATAGCCCGTCGTCTGTTGCGGAGACACAGCCAGGATTCCCGACAGTGTGCCGATCGTAGATTGAGCAGAGGAAAGAGAAGAGAGGCCGAGCGCCATTTATTTGCCCACGTTCTGGCTCATTTGTCTGCCCGCTTTTTCTGAAAACTGTTTTAGGATATCCAGGTTGATTTCATTGATCGACTTGGCGAGCCTGATCGTGTCCGAGCTATCCGCTTTGACGTTCGTATTGACGTTAAGAGTCACGCTCGTTTCTTGCGGAATCTGATTCATGAGCCTTTGGAGGTCCACTCCGGCGGCGGGATTGAATTTCTCAGGAGCAAACGCCGGAGTTTTTGAAGCGCTCTGAGGAAGGGCGTTCAAACCGCGGAAAGTTTCTGCCATGTCTTTGATCCACCCAAACGCGTCCAGTGCATTCAAAAATCCAATAATCGTGTTGAACATTCCGATCAGCGCGGTCGTCAATTCTTTCAGTGTGTCAACGATCTGCTCGCCATGCTGTAGATTGAATTGGTCAAATGCATGACCGATCGTAATTCCAAGCTCTTCCCACTCGATTTGAATTTGAGAGAGTTTGGCAAGCTGCGCGTCCGTGTTTCTTGAGAGCAGATTGAAGTTGAAAAGATTTCCGGTGGACTTTCTGAGGGCTCCGAAAAAGTTCTCTCCGAGCCCAAGATCGCGAAACACGGAAAGACCGATTTGAGCGGGTACTGCCTTGGCGAATTCTCGGAGCTTGTTCACCATGTAATAGGTGTCGGTCATCGCTTTTTTAGGATCGAAGCCGTGAGAATATTGCGCGATGATTCCGAGCTTGCTTGATCCCTCATTCATGAGAAGTTTCGTCATCGCCGACTGAGCACTCTCAACGGCGGATAAGGTTTCCTTGGGATTGACCCCGCCGAAATGAAGGAGTGCATTCTGGAGACTTTGGAGCTTGGACGCAGAAAGTCCTGTTGCGTTAGAGAATTGCTGGAGCCCTAGAGCATTTTCGGACGATGCTTGCGCGAGTTGTGCGAATTTTCCGAGTACCGCCTCGATGGAATCGACGACCGCCTGAGCACCCGCGAACGCGCCGAACATACCCTCAGAGATCGCGCCCATTCCTTGAAGGAATGCGCCATCCCCTTTCATGCCAAGCTCAACGAAGAGGTCGCCAGCCTTCACGCGAGACTCCTATCGAAGCATTCGGGATACGGTCGTTTCGTACTCGGATTTGAACTGTTCATAATAGAGGGCTTGAATCACTTCTCTGGAATCCATTGCTTTGACTTCGGCCAGCGTTCCGTAGCCGGACGATACGAGCTTCAGAAAAATCAGGAGGTCGTCTTTTTCGGCCCGGATGCGAGGTCTTGGAATATCACTCGAAGGTGCGCCAATAACTTCGCATAGGGGCCGCTCACGAAAGGGAGGACGTTCTCTTTTGCGACCTCAAATAAGGTGGGTAGGTAGTCTTGTCGATGTTCTTCCTCGGAAAACGAATCCTCGGAAATCTTGAGCCCTTCGATAGTTGCTCGGGACATGCACTTCATCAGGCAGGCGTTGACCATTTTTGACGGGATCATGACGCAGAATGCGTCTTTAAAGAGTCCGATATCCATATCGGTTGAGCCCTTGAACTCGATGTTTTTGGATTCAGCGGCGATCGCCTCGAAAAGCTGGCGTCCGTCCGAAAACGGGGCGAGCGAAATCTTAAGCATCCTCCCGCTCGGAAGAGTGACCTCTTTCATATTTTCCTCCTTTAAAAATTAACCGATCATGCGAGGCGCATTGGAGAATTTGATCATGTAGATCGCAACACTCTGCTCGGTATCGCCTTCGACGTTGGACTTCGCCTCGACGTTTTTCTGAAAGACGCCGCCCGATAGGATATAAGTGTCCGACGTGATGTTTCCCGCGCCGTCGCCGATCTGTTTCACGAACTCGCCCACGAGAAGGGCGAAGCCCGGAAAGTTGGCATTTTGAGTCGCAAGCAGGTTGTTCAGAAATTTGTCATCGGATGATCCTCGAACCACGCGAAGTTTGACTTCGCATTGCATGCCGGTCGTGTTGAGCGCGTAGATCGAGTTTCCGTTTTTCCCGGTCTTGACCTGCGCGATGTCGTTCGGGAAGGTCAGCTCGGCGATGTTGCCATCCGCCTGATCCGCCAGGATCGTGTTATTGATGTTCACCGTGTCATTGCCGGAAAGAGCAGCAATCATGAGTTACCTCACTGGTTGATGTAGACGACGACCGATGAGCTCTGGATGGCTCCGGCTTCTTTAAGTGCGATTTGAACGAGAGGAGCTTTTCGCGCGACGCGATCCGCTTGGAGCTGCGACGCGACCGGAGCTGAATAGATGTAATAGCCGCGTTGAGCGACGCAGGTGACGAGATCGATCTGATTTCCGAACGTCGTCGAAGAGGTCCACGAACCCGGCGCAGAGAATCCATTGACAACGGCCTGCTCCAAGACGCCACGATAAGCCCCCTTGAGTCCGGTCATGCCCTGCTCGGTCTGGGGAATCTTCGTGTTGCTCTGGGCAAGATAGTTGAAGCCCGCGACTCCGAGAGCGCCAGCAAGCCAGAGCCTGCCCTGAATGTCGTCAGAGAACAGATTAGCGCCCGAGATGAAACAGCCGGAATCACCCTGAATCGAGATGTAGCAATCCGCGCCGGCCATCTGAGCCGCCGCAAGATCGTCTGAGTCAATGTTTGGGTCGGGATTGATCGTGGCAAGCTGTTTCAAGTGCATGGTGATCGCGGTATCGCTGCCGTCGAAATCCACACTCTGAAGCAGGCTTGCGTAGGCCGCCGCGAAGTCGAGCGCGTTCACACCCAGGCTCGTGGCGTCTTCGTAGAGAAGTCCGCGCGTCTGGGTGAAGCTTCCGCTCCTTAGCAGGTCGATCGACCCGCCTGGGGCAACGTCAGCAGCATCCGTAGAAACGATGTAGAAAAGCATCGTCTGGGCCTGGATTGTAGCTGCTGCGGCGAGCAAATCAGATTGACTAATGACGCTTAGCACCTCATTTACCATCGAGCCGAAGAACTGAAGTGTCGGAATCCACTCGACCAATGCGTCATTGACGCTCTGGCCTTCGGTCGTGATCGTCGGCGTGATCGTGATCGGATCGCTGCCGGAGTCTTCCAGAGTGTTGCTCGTGATCGTGAAGACAGCCGGACTTTCCCCGTAAATTCCGCCGAGCGCGACGACGAGCGACTGGGAAGCGATGGAACCCGTCACCGCGACCTGAGAGAGCCCAGAGACCGCTTGAAGCTTCGTTTGAATCTCGGATGCCGTGTCGTTCCAGTTGATTGCGGCCGTGGCATGTCCGCCGAAATTCAAGACGAAAGTCCCAGAGGCGGCGACAGCCGAGAGCGCCAGCGTTTCGATCGCGGTTTCGAGCTGGATGACGATGAGCGAGCCGTCTGGCAAAAGGATGTTCGGCTGTTGCGAGAAGATCGCCGCAGCCATCGAGGCCGTTTTCGAGGACGCCCCGAAGTCCGTCGCAACGGTTACGGCATCGTAATAAATCTTGTAGCCGCTTGAGCCGAATGAATCAGCCGGCACATCGTCAGAGAACAGCGCCAGGTTGCCGGTATTGTATTCGTTGATCCCGGTCGGGGTGTTCGACACCGAGATGTCGATGACTTCTGAAATCGGAAATTGTGTGGTCATGCTTCCCTCGAAAAATCAGGGATTAAAATTGGGCTGCACGCCCGCCGAAAAATCGTCGATGTACTGCGCCGCCACAGTCTTCGTGACCATGTATTGAATGGCGATTTGTATGCTGAAACGGTACGGAATCGCCGCGCCGTCAATCTGGGAGATGTCCGTCCACTGGGTCGGAATCTTGCCGATGTAGAAGGAATTTCCTTCCTGTTGTTGCTGAGAATAAAGGCCGTTCAAAACGAGCGGGATTTCTTCTTTGCGATAAAGAGCTGAGATGTCGCGTGAGATCGCATTGATTTCAAGAACCGAGTAAATATTGCAGGCGTGAACGGCCTGGCTCCAATCGGTCACGCCTGCAACAACGCCAGGATTTATCGTGTTGGAGAATGCTCGGCACGAAAGAACGGAAAGCGGGATATAAACGCCTTCATCGGTCGGTTGGAAATTCTTCTGATCCCAAAGGAAAACTCGATCCTCGGAAATTTCCATTCCGCGCCTTAAGATGTCGCAGAAAAGAAGAAGCGGATTTCCGACTGAAATCTTGGCGTAACCGATGAGTCCGTTAAAATCGGTCGCGCTCACGACATCAGAATTTTTTTGTGGATCAACGGAAACACCAGTCGGAGCGGTATAGATTCCACTAGAGGGATCAATGGTCCCACCCGCTCCGCCCGGAAATACGGCGTATACATAGGGAGCGGTTCCGCCAGCCGCCAGGAAACTTGCCGTGAGATTCGGAGCCAGAGCAAGCTTACTTTGAGAGAGGGTAACGCTCATGCGACCTCAGGCCCCGCTCCGGTCCAATCTTGGACGAGCGAATATTCGACATAGCCATACAGCGCATAATCCTTACGGCTCATGACCCGGGTTTGTTTCCCATGCCAAGTCACCACATCGTCTACTTGCAGAGTTAGAACGGGATCGGCGTGAAGCAAAAACCAGGACCACGCTCTTTGACCTTCGGGCTTTAAAATGAGCTGTCTTTCGGTGAAGGGCTGCCATGTTCCCTGAAACACAATGGGGAGAGCAGTTTCGACGACTTGGAAATTCTCAATTTGTTTCTGCACCTTCGTAAAGACCATGGGCTGAAACCAGTCTTTGAGAGCGCCCGATACATCGGGAACCGTTCCATTTTTTTCGAAGAGAGGCCGATTCGAAGCGTTTGGAATGCGGCTCATTTCTTCACCACTTCCCAAGTCACGGAATCGCGGAGCTGGCCGGTATCCACGAGAATTTGTCCGCTCTTACTTCGCTTGGAGTAATCAGGAGAATGCGCAGCCCAGCGGCCGAAACCGTCGGATGCGAATGCGCTCAAAACGAGATTCATGGCAATGCCCGCGATTTTATCGAGCCAGGGCCGGATATTGTGCTTTTCCGCGACATGATGAATCACGATATCTTTGACGGGGGGTTCTTTTTTCATCGTCTCGGAGAGCGAAAGAAGCGGCATCCTGAGAAATGAACGGCGCGGGATATTCTTGGATGGCGCTCCATATTCATGGGCCGCGCCGACTTTCGCGTTGTTGGATCCGCCTTCGCGCTCGGAGGTTGCGAGCACTCCTATATGGATCACTTCGGGACGATTCTTATTTTCTCGAACCGCCCGCTGAATCTTCTGAAATCCAGACATGTCGAGTTTGGCGTGGTTGGACTTCATGGATTCGTCTGCGCGTGAGCAACGAACATCTGACCCGCCATCTGCGGAATGATGATCGAGAGATATTGCGCCCCATAATTGGTCTTGGTTAGAATCGACCAGCGCGGGTTTTCCAAGATGCGCTCAGGAATGGAAAAGGACTCAGAAACCGATCCCACGCCCTTTCCTGACTGAAGGAAATTGAATTGGCCATTGATCCCCTGACTGGAAGCCCGGAGATTCATGACTAAGTAATGTGCGGCGAGATAGAGGTACGCTATCTGATACGAGCTTTGGTTCTGAAATAGGCCCGGATTGATGTTCACGTTCACGAGCTGAAAGGCTGAAGCGATGTCGGAATCCAGGACCGCTACGTTCGGATCACCCGAGGCTCCGCCATACGGAAAATCCCGCGTGAACTGAGTCTTGAACTCGGCGACGCTGGGATTCTGAAACATGGCGGCCTTCCCTGAAAGGACCTTCTCTCCGAGGCCGAAACCCCGGAGAGAAGGCGAATTGCCAGCCGCCCGGCCGAGCAGCTAGCAAAACGATTAGGTATAAGTGAAGTACAGCGATTCGAGCGGACGCAGAGCCAAGACACCCGTGAACTGCCCATAACCCGCATTCTGGAAATAGAAGTTGTCCAGAGAATTGGCGAGTGTCGTCGTGTAATCGAGGGGGATATGCATCACGATCGACTCTTCGTCATAGCGGGTCAGCATGTAGATCGGGCTTGCGAGTCCAGTCGAGGCTGTCGCATCCGCATAAGCCACTGGAAGAATCTTGAACTTGTCGTTCATGCAGACCACTTTGAAGGTTTCCTCCAAGAGCTGGAGCATGCTCTTGATCGGGAAATCAGGGCTCACCGTCGCGGCCAAGCCGTTGAAATCGCTCACCGGGATGATGAAGCGATCTGGATAAATCGTGCGCCTGGCATTCGCGTGATAGGCTTCCACGATGGTTGCCGTCAGCGTTTGGAGCTGGGTCGGCGTCATCGTCGAAATCTTCTGCGTGATGACGCTCGTGTTGACGTTGATTCCGGGTTGATTCAGGAGGCCGATGCACGGGCCACCAGAACCATTCAGACCCCGGGCGCCCAGGAAAGCAACGCGCTGCAGGCCCAAATCCCAGTTGGTTTTCCGTGCCTTTTCTTTGGCGGCCGGAAGATCCCAGTTTGCGAATTTCGCGGCATACTCCAAATCGAAAATCGAATATCCGATGGACTTGCCCCACGGATAGATTTTCAGGTTCAGAGCATCCACTGCGGCATCGGCCGAGGCGAGACGAGCGTTCTGGCCGGCGGTATTGATGACGCCGGTTTCGAACTCATCGGCCACCGCGAAGGAGCGGAAAGTCGTGATCTGATCGCTCCACGTTCCTTCGCCGATCCTGACGGGCAAATAGTCCGCGAACGGAATCTCGTAAAACCGCTGGGTCGTGAATTTCTTGGAGATCGTGGTCAGTACCGTGATCGCCGCATCGTAACCCAGGGCGTTGAGATAAGGAGTTTGCGGATGGCTTCCGTAGCGCTCCTTCATGGTTTTCGCCGCCCAGAGCGCGTTGTGAATTTCGTGCGGTTCCAGTTTGATTCTGGAACCGTCCGAGTTGAGGATGACCGGAATTCGGGTTTTCATTATTCAGTTCCTTTCAGAATCAGCCGTCGAGAGCGAAGCTCGGGACGCCGAGCATGATGCGAATGAGGACGCCGGCAGACGATGCGCCGTCATAGGCCCACCCGACGATACGATTGGCACTGTCGCCAGTGGCTTCGGCGACGCCGGCCGGCGAAGAAACGTCGAGCGTGACTTGGTCTCCGCGTGCGATTACTCCGGTAGCCCAGAGGTACATTGCGTTTCCGGCGAGCGATAGCTCGACGTTGTTGAGTGCGTAGAAGCCGGGAGTTTTGATGTCGAAGTTGATGAATCCAAACACTTCGTCTGTATCGGCGACGCATCCGATGACCTGCGGGATACCGCTGCCATCAGTGATTGCGCTGTCGATCTTGACGGCTTGTCCTGCGACAAGAACGCCGCTCTGATTCGGAGAAATCAGGGCAGACACCGTGTTGATGTTGTATCGAAGGTCGCACATACCTGCGATCGAGCGTTCAGCGAACTGGTTGGGACTGAGTTGCTGTGCGGTCGTTACGACCGCACTCTGAGAGCTGTTCGCGGTCGCGTTCGAGTTGCCAGTATCGGTAACAACGACTTTGTAGTAATAGGTCGTGTTCGGGATCAGGCCACTATCTGAAAGAGCGAGCGCCGTCGCTCCTGAGATGATGTTTCCTCCACCTGGAGTAAATCCGGTAGTTTCCGACCGATACCACTGATAGGTATAAGGGCCGGTTCCGCCGGTGGCGGCCGCGCACGAGAGTGAATCGCTTACATCGGCGACGCTGATTTGAGTAATGGGTCCTACTGCTAATGCCATGGTCTGTTTCTCCTAATCAGCGTTTGCCGTAACGGGCTTGGCCGCGAGCTACTTCATCGCCTGCCAAAAAGACGGGCTGAAATTCAACCTGCGGAGGATTGCGATGCGCGTTTCTCAGGCGCTCAGCCTTGGCTTTGGATGCCGCGCTTTGCTCCGAGTTTTGTTTCTTGTTTTTCTTGGAGTCCTTTTTCTCGGACTTTTCTTCTCTGATTTCTTCAGATTCGTGCTCAGCGAGTTCGAGGGCCTTTTCGCGAGCCCCTTCGTCTTCGGATTCGTCTTTGTTCTTCTTCTGAGGATTGTCCACGTCCACCTTTTCGGGGCTTTCGTCGAGAGCTTCGTATTCTTCCTCGGAGTTCTTCTCGCGTTCGTCTTCCTCTTCTTCAGAGTTCTCGCGTTCGTCTTCCTCTGAGTTTTCTTCTCGCTCATCAGCCGGATCTTTTTCGGCCAGCGCGTCTTTCATTTCGGAGTGAGAATCCATCATGTCTTTGACAGACATTTCGGAGCCGTCTTTCAGCTTCACCATGTGATCGGGATTCGCCATCGGCATTCCGTCTTTATTGAGCTTTCTCGAAGAGAGGAAGGCGTCATAGTTGGCGAGCGCTTTGACCAAAGTGATTTCCCGACCCGACTTCGGGAGCAGGACCGACATGTCTGCGTCAATTTCGTTTTTGACTGCGGATTTCTTGAAAAACTTGAGGCTCATGGTTTTCCCTTTCGAGTTGGAATTGGAGATCCGCTCGATTTCCGAGCGTTTTTCGGAGTTGTACTTTTTGAATTCTTCCGGCGTGAGCACGACGGATTCCGAGTAGCGAGGGCTATCGACGAGAGCGAGATGCTCGAATTTTCCGCCAGTGACGAGAGCGTCGTAGGAGACGCCATTCCAGAGGTTTTCATGCTGCCGGATTTCAGGAGTGTAGGCGTTGGAGAGCTTGAGTCCGCTTTTGACAGCACGCTCGCCACGTTCTGAAACGACAATGAATTTGACCCAATGCTTGCCGTCGGCTTCATTGAAGAACGACTCGATGACCCAGCCGTCGGCATCGTCGCGGAGCGTGTCGAGATCGTCTGAAACATCATCGACATGCTGGACGAAAAGCGGACAGCCCGCGAAAGAAGGCTCCATCTTGCGGATCGCGTCTTCGTTGACGAAAATGCGATAGGATTGCCCTTCGACGTCCGTGTACTCGGCGACGCCAGGGTAGAAGTGCATTCCGTAGAAAACTTTTCCTTGAGTGGCGTTATGAATCACTTCTGTCGCTAGGAAAAAAAATGGGGTCCGACGGAGCTTCGATCGCTGTCGCCCGAGCCCCGCTTTCACGAAACCCGAGCGACAGAAGTGATTATGTCAGGTATTCTTGAGCAATGTAATCCGCTACTTTTTCCGGCAGATTCTGCGGGGCTATTTCTTGTAACTACTTGAAGTGATTGGCACTGCGCTGCATCTACAGTTGAAATCGCAACCCGGATTGTTCCGGCGCACTGGTTGTCCCGGCTCATTCGTGATCGGCGGATCATCGAAGCGAAAGGTTTCCCCTTTGTCCGACATGTGTGAAAGCTCAGCGTGTCTCGGACGCACGGGGTGCGCAGGCGAACCCCTGACTGAGCGCCAGAGATATTCATGAATTCCGATGGCGGCGTAGCGCGCGCGCGCGAACTCGGATTGAAACAGCTTCACCTCTTGGCGAGCGATGAACTTCACCCGGTTCTTTGCTACCCCGCGCGTGCCCATGACAAGCTCCTTAAGTGAGGACGCGCGATCTCCACGAGTCACCGCGGCCGCTATCTTCTTTCGGAGTTCAAGGGTTTGTTTCTGAGCAACGCCAACGATCTTTCGTTCCAAACTTTCGGTGTAATTCGTTGCGATGCTGAACTTTTCTTCTTTCTTCAGTTTCGGCTGCACGGAAATCTTGGCAACGTTCTTCTGAAAGTCTTTGTCCATTCTGAAGATTTGACGGTCGAACATCGATGAAATCGAAAGGAGCTTTACGAGCCCTGGAACAACGCTCTTCTGAAGATGCGCGTCAATCCGTGCTGCCTGCTCAAAGAACTTGCGCTGAGAAAGCTGCGTTGCCACGAAAATATCGCGCGGAAGACTACCGCCCGGAATAGTGAAAGTCTTTTTCCTGCCATCCCATTTGGCTCCGAGATCGCGAAGTTCGCGGCTCACCGCTGCCGAAAACTGCCCGCTGAACGATCCAGCTTGATAAACGATCTTGCCCTGTCCGATAGCAAGCGCGAGTGCCGATTTCATGGCATTGTGAATAGGCTTGAATTCCTTGGCCGCCTCTCTCAGTGCCGGCCGAAAGATGAGTTGATCGAAAACGCGCATCGCAATGCGTTCAATTTCCTCCCACTCTCTAGGAAGCGCTCCTTTGACCGGATCGAGCCGAATCACGAGAGCGGAAACGGCGGCCTGACCGTCAGGATTCCTTTGGCCCAGAAATAGGCGACATTATTTGAGGAATCGGTAATCTGAGTCACGATGTCTTTGGCTTCTCCAATTGCGAGATTGGCGGTATCTGTTTCAGCGAGCGAGAGCGTGAATTCTCCGTCGGGCCCATCAATGACCGCATGCTGATCATTTCCAAATACGACCGGAACGCCTTGTGGTCCTAGAATCTGAGTCGAAAATGTCGCGCTCGTCACGTCGAATGCCTGCTCGTTTGAGCCAGCCCAGAGCGTAAGCACGATCTCATCGCCTTGCGTAAGAATGACCGGACCGTTTGCGGTAATCGAGTTCTGAATGACGTTTCTCATTTGTCTTTTTCCGGATCCGGCATCTGAATGCCTCGCCTTTCAGCTTCAGCCCTAAGCTTTTCCTCGTTTTCCTTTGTGAGAAAGAACACTCGGGGCTTTTTCATCTGCTCTTTGAACTGTGCGGCAAGAGGCTTGGGAACGTTGGCGGGTAAGGTTTTCAAACAGCAATTCTTAAACTTTTTTCCGCTGAGACACGGACACCGCTGGTTTCTGGGAAACCGGAGGCACGGGTTGGGAGCCAGAAGCGGATTGAGCATCCGCCAAGTCGCGGAGTCTTTTTTCTTCGGCGAGCTTGTCGGCCGTGACGATGTTGTTGGGGGTGTTGACTCCGCGTTCTCGGGCAAGCTGTCCTGCGGCTTCTCGTTTTCGTTCGTCATCAGCCATCTCCTGTTTCTTGTTCTCGGATTCGTAGAGATCAAGCCGAGCATCGAGCGTGCGGATGGAAATCCCAAGCATCCGCGCAGTGGCCGACTTGTTTCCTTGAGTGTAGCGCATCGCGCCGGCAATGGCCTCGCGCTCCATCATGTCGATCGTTTGTCCGGGATACCAACTCATGCCGTCCTCTTTTCTCGGTAGTTCTGTTCTTCCAAGTGATCCATCACTCGCGCGAGAACGGTGCGCCAATATTTCTGCGTGGCGCGGTCACATTCGTACTGGATCAGCGTTTGCCGGATGATTCCGGGTGCGCGAAAGCCTGCGAAGCCGTAATAGATTTCAGCCATGCGCTCAGGGGGGATAAAATCGTCGGAGGGGTTCATTTTTTATTCTTCTTGATAGCGGCCGGATGGATTTCAACGGCCTCAATTTCTTGCCATTCCTTCGGACGGTCTTCTTGACGGCCCGGATTTCCGGTAGCCAAATAAAGCTCTTGTCCAGTGATGAGGTCGAATTGGCCTGTCGGATCCATTGAGAAAAGGTCTCCTGGACGAAGCCTATCCATCGTCGTTATTTTACTCTCGTAGACAAAAACCCTACGCAGCTTGTTTTTTTTCACTTGAACGAGCCGCCCTGCTTTTTATACCACCAGCTAACGAAGGGCCATTTGATCTTGCCGAAGGCTTCTTCGCTGGCCTTCTTTGCTTTCTTCCAAAGTGCTTCATCGACCTTGCCGGGATTGGCGAGCTTGGCGACGGCATTGGTTGCGATCCACGTGTCTCCGCCGAATTGTTCATATTTCGCGACATCGTAGCGCATCGCCCCCGTCACCATTCGGGCGAAGCGTTCGGTGCGCGTATAGGATTTAGGAAGGGACCTGGGCATATCGTTTCTCTTTTTCTGCTTTTCGTCTTTTGCGCTGCCGTCTTGAGTGGCGGGATCGCGTCTGCGGGAAGCTTCGGAGTAACCATAGTTAGGAGAAGGCATTTCGTCGTATTGACTCCCTTCTTCGTCATTAGGAGCAGTCACACGATGAGCGCCGCCGTCTTCGCCCTGCGGATAGAGCTTCGTGACCATGGTGTCCGCGCGCGAGGTTCCCGGATCGTCGATATCTTGCGGATGCTCTGGGTTCTGTGAACCTTCGCGCACCAAATCGCCGATCTCGGGATCGAGCTGGTTCATATCGTCGCCGGCATTGTCGAGCGTGATCGGAAGTAGATTTGCCTTGTTGACTGTTTCCCGAATCTCAAAAGTCGTGATCTCTCCGGCTTGGCGAAGCTGGAGTGCTCGACTACAGACTGAGCTTT